CTAAATCCATTGCCTAGATCGCCGTAGGCGTTCAAAAACCTTATAAAATTCAGTTTGATACACATGATAACTCGACAGTTTGAGATAGACTTGTCTACCTGTTTTAACGAGTTTTCCGGCAACTTTAAGCAATGTCAATCGTATAGAATGAATCGTCATCCCCCGATTCACTTGTTCAAATCCAATGGTCTTTAAAAAATTGACGAGGTTGTAAGCCAGGACACTGATCATCATTCTGACATGATTTTCCAGGAAACGCGGACTATCTGTTTTGTCAAAATAAAAGCCTGATTTCGCTTCTTTGATGAAATTTTCCATTGTTCCACGCTTGCCGTAAAGAGAGAATATGACTTCAGGCGAGACATTATCGGATAGATTCGTCACAATGAATGCGTGGTGAAAAAGAAGCTCTCCTGCTTCACGGATTGATCGAATACAAACGCGACGGGGTTTTGACCAGGATTGTGCTTGATAAGGGAGTGAAAAATACTGTATTTCTCGGTCTTCCCATTTTTTATTATCCCCATAAAGAACAGAGTGTTCAGCTAACTGACTTAACCTCCGATTGCTCTTTAATCGGATAACGTACTGGCTTTCAGTTGCTTCACAAGATTCATACACCTCTGGTGTGGCGAAGCCGCTGTCACCCCGAACCAATATCTCGGTATGAGGTAACGTGCTCTTGTAGTGGTGTAACAGCGGGTCGATAAAGGCTTTTACCCCTTTAGACGTGTACTGATTGCCTGAACGCAGTTCAGCTTTTAGGAAATCTCCGGTCAATCCGTCAAATGCAACTAATGGGTGATAGCCGTAGGTTTGATAATGGGCATTATAATCTGTTTGTTCTTGGCGTCCAAAGGTATCCGAATGTGTGGAATCGACATCAATGATTAACTCGGTGTCATTGCGAATCAAACGCGCTTTATCAATCAGCGACTGATTTAATGCTTGGAGTTGATCCATGTTCTCCTCGGTGAAACGATCTAAAAACCGTGAGATTGACGATTGTGAGGCCAACTCTTTTTTACCGAGTACAGCTTGAAAGACTGGATCCTGTCTTAATAGATTAGCTGATGAGTCTGCCGAGTACCCAGCAATTAACTGCATAATGAGTTGTTCTAATATCGCTAAGTTATCATGTGTGAAGTAAACACGTTTGTCTTTAATATGGAGCCACTGTTTAGCTACGTGTGAAAAGTCGAAGGTATTCATCACCTCTTGAACTAAGACCAAACCCGAATCACTCGATAAGCGACCACCTGTATGTGAAATAGTCAAATTTGAATTGAATTTTACCTGGTTTTTGTGTAAGCTAGTCATGAGAAGAACTCCTTTCTTATGGTTGGTTTCGACACCTTTACCATATCAGAATGGGGTTCTTTTTGCATCACTTAACAGGTGAAAATGAAAAAGAAAATGAAGACTGCCGTTAGGCAGTTTCAGACGGTTTGAAGTCAAAGTATGAATTATTCAGGACTATTATAACATGTATCTACCTTTGGAACGGTTCAGGATTAATATTATAGACAAAGAAACATGCTCACGGATTACCGCAAGCATTAACTTTTAATTTCTATATTTCAACCGCCATACTCACACCACTCTTGAAATCAACAACAATGTTCTTTTTAAAAATGGTGACCTTCTCAATCAGTCTTCGAACAAGCACTTCGCTATACTCGGTGATGACATCGTGTTCTTTTACAAATGCTTCCATCTCATCAACACGTTGTTGCAAATTAGTATTCGCTGCTATTTGTTTTGCAACCGCATCTCGTTCATCTCTTAGTGAAAATATTTGGCTTACAAGTTCATCATAGCCCTGACCACCAATTGCCACGCTAATGATTTCAGATTCTAAATCTTTTAATTGTTTATCCAAAACCACAAGTTGTTCAGTCAATACGTCTGTCAGAACTGAATTGATGTTGTCCGTTAGCTGTTGGAGAAAAATGTCTCGATCAATTAGCGTTTCATTAATCGCTTGCAGAATTCCTTGGTGTAAATCTTTTTCATAGATTGTGCGACCACTACAGTTGTGTTCTCGTTTATCCACTCTGGACTTACAACGCCATACGGTTCCTCGATTCTTCCAATGAACTCTGCGATAAACATTCCCACAGTCACCACAAATGGTGATACCAGTTAATGCGTACTTCCCTGAAAAGCATTGGGAATTTTTATTTTTCATTGATTTACGTCTATCCAGTTCTTGTTGTGCTTGCATAAAGATATCTTTGGGAATAATTGCTGGATGACTATTTTCAACATAATATTGCTGAGCGTAACTACCATCATTCTTCACACGTTTTTTGGTAAGGAAATCCACTGTGAATGTCTTTTGGAGCAAGGCATCGCCCATGTATTTTTCGTTTCGAAGAATCAGCCGAACGCCCTCTGCACGCCATAATTTTCTTTTTCCACCCGTTAAGATACCGTCATCCATCAATCCTTTCGCAATCTCCTGCAAGGAACTCCCTTCAAGGTATTCTCGGAAAATGCGTTTAATGACTTCTGCTTCATTAGGCTCAACCACCAAGTTCCCATCCTCATCTTTGGTGTAACCGAGAAAATGATTATGGTTGATTCTAAGCTGTCCTTGTTGAAAGCGATATTGCACGCCCATCTTGGTATTCTGACTCAGGGATTGACTTTCTTGCTGTGCCAGACTTGCCATAATCGTTAGCAACACTTCCCCCTTGGCATCCATCGTATTGATATTTTCTTTTTCAAAGAACACTGCAATCTTTAGTTCCTTTAGTTTCCTGATGTATTGCAGACAATCTACTGTATTTCTAGCAAAACGTGAAATCGATTTGGTAATGATGTATTCAATCTCGCCGTTCTTACAAGCATCAATCATTCGGTTGAACTCGGCACGTTTTTTCGTATCTGTCCCGGAAATCCCTTCATCTGCAAATATCCCCGCAAGCTCCCAATCAGGATTTTTCTGAATGTAATCCGTGTAGTGTTGGACTTGTGCCTCATAAGAACTTGCCTGTTCTTCCATCTCAGTTGAAACTCGACAATAGGCCGCAACCTTTAATTTTGGTTTTTCTTCAGTATTATCCGCCACCCATTTCTTTGGCTTCATTGGGATGACGGTGACTTGTTTTCCAGTCATTTCATTTTGCCTCCTTAATTTTTGAATATGCATATTGAGCCTGTTTGAATGGGTCGGAATATGTTTCAATTACCGCACCCATTTCAAACTGGATAGGTATCTCTTTTCTTTCGACAGGTTTTGCTTTTTGCGGTTTTCTAAGGTGTTTCCCACGCTTTTCCTGTTCCAGATGAGCTTGGTGAAATGCATCGTCATCAATAATTTGTGGGTAAATTTCTGTACCTAAGTAAATTTCATTCATCAAAATGTGTTTCATTACTGAGTGTTGTTTGTTGATACCAGATTGTTTTCCTGCTTCTTTCAGCCCCAGACCATCAAGATACAATCTAAAGAAATCTTGTACTTGATTTGACCGTAACTCATCTGCAATTATTGCCCCATTCTTTATGGTATAGCCGTATGGCATCGTATTATTCATTCTGGTAACCTCTCTTTCAAAATCAACCCGCATTTTAACTTAAAGCCTACTTCTTGTCGGTTGTAAACAATGACTTGATCTGCAAACCTTGAGAACAATGATTCTTCCCATTCCGTCAGCATATTACTTCGTTTCGTAAATCGATAGAGTTCTTCTAATTCAATTCTCTGTGTAGACTTTCCATTAGCTGAATTGATTATCTTTTGTTGCTCCTCTTGAAGATTTTTCAATTCCAATTGAAGTTTATTTTGCTCTTCAAATGACGTTTTTGTTGATACAATTCCAGATGCATTTAGACTTGCCAACACTTCCAACTTTTCATCAATTTCTGATGCTTTGTTAGACATCTCATCCAATGCTCGTTCTAATTCGGCAGCGTTAGACTGTTGTTTAAGCAATGGCTCTAACACTACTTTATGGGCAAATATCAACTTATTTAACATCGTGAGATAGGCAATTTTTAACTTTTCATCCGTAATGGGAAGGGCATCGCAAGAGTTTTTATCTTTCAAATGCCCCTTACAGCCCCATTGAACTTTCCTAGTGTTCCCTTTCCAATATGTTTGAATTCGTTTGTAAGTATTCCCACACTTGTCGCAAAGCACCTTCTTTGAAAAGGCATAACGATTCGTGTTTTTACCATCTTTCGTATTTCCTTTTGAAGTTGCCCTGATTCGAATAATTTCTTGTACTCGTTCAGATTCTTCCATCGATACAATAGCAGGATGATTGTTATCAATACGATACATTGGAAGCTCACCATTATTTTTTCGTTTCTTAAACTGCTCATCGTTAAAGTAACGTTGAAAAATCATCGTTCCTGTATAAACAATATTATGTAAAATAATGCTCACTCCCGATGCCTGCCACTTAACTCCTCTTTTAGTTGTAATATTTGCCACATTCATTTTCGATGCAATTTGATGCATTGAAAGCCCATTGAGTGTCCATTGAAAGATTTGCTCTACCACTTTTGCTTCATCAGGGACTAAGTGAAAATCAATCCCTTTTCGACAATAGCCATATGGTGGAACACCTTTATAGTTTCCTTTTGCCATACGTTTGCGATTTGCCCACTTCATGTTCTCTGAATGTGAGTAAGATTCGCTTTCAGCTAAACTCGATAGAATTGAAAGTAATAATTCGCTTTCCATATCACTGGTATTGATGTTTTCTTTCTCAAAAATCATAGTGACACCGATTTCAGTTAATTTACGAACCAAATTCAAGCAATCAACCGTATTTCGTGAAAACCTAGAAATAGATTTCGTAAGTATCAAATCTATTTTTCCATGTTCCGCATCATTGATTAGACGATGCAAACCATCGCGTTTATCCGTTTTTGTTCCGGATATCCCCTCATCGTAATAGACACCAACGTACTCCCATTGATCGTTTTTCTGAATGTAGTTCTCGTAATGAGTAATCTGAGTTTTTAAGCTCGATAATTGTTCATCACTCGCTGTTGATACACGAGCATAGGCTGCCACCTTTAATTTAGGAGTCTCTGGCAACTTTGGTCGTTCTAATTTGTGTATCGTTTTCATCAACTCACCGCCTTTCTATTAGGTGACATATTAGCTCTAAAGTGCCGTTATATCAACGATTCACGCCATTATCCGAGATAAAAATGGTTTGAAAGTTTCCCTGTTTTTCTGTTCAATTTTTGTATATTCTTCCTCGGTGATTTTGCCTTCTACAAGCAAGCTCAGAAGGATTTGTTGAGAAATGTAGTATGCTGCCTCATTGGAATAATTGATGCTAAGTTGTTCTTTTGTTTTATCTTCCATCGCTTTTCGCCTCCTAAATCTAAGGCAAAGGATTTTTAAGAAAGTACACCCCTTCGCCTAATACATGACGAAAAAGTCAACTCCTTGAAAATCCATTTATCCTTTATGAGTTACAGGCGAACCAAAATCCTGAAAGTAAACCCTAAGCATCAAAAAAAAGCCTACAAGAATGAAACTAATCACTCTCGTAGGCTTAAAATTTGTTTCTATGAAATTAATATATAATCATCTGGTTCGGTCTTACCAGTATTCTTTCCAACAGCACAATAACCAATCGGGCAACGTGCCCAGACCCAACCATCAGCTATAGTTTGTTTTTCTGTTTTAGGGAGAGTCCATGTTGCTCCTTTATTGTACGATCCAACAACTGTGCCACTAAGGCTTGGTTTATTACGAACATTCAATCCATTTACTTGAACCACTAAAGTTTTCACGTTTGATGTTGATGAACTCGTTGGATACACTTGATTGCCGTTCGGATCATAGACTTTATAACCAGAATGACTATCTGCTGTTCGCTTAGCATTGTTCAAATCTTTATACGCACCAACTTGTGATTTGGCATCAGCCCATGATTTGCGAACACGATATAAGTCACTTGTTGGTGTACTTGGTGTTGATGAACCTCCGCCATTATTTATTGCATTTGCTTTGTCTGCAATGTACTGTAAACTCCCAAGCAGAACACCGGGACAAGAGGTGCTCGAGAAATAGCTGTGTGGGAACAGATTCTTATTCACCACAAGTTTCCCAAGACCATGACGTTTAGCAATATCAGCCACCAACTTCGCACAAGAATCAATGGTTGCTTGGTTGACGTTCCAAGAAGGTGAACCCGTGGAGTTGCAGTTTTCAATCCCGATACTTGAGATATTGGCGTTCCAGTTACCAGCGTGCCATGCCGTATTGTTCTCATCCACGTAAGCACGAATTTCACCGTTCTTGCCTATTCCGTAGTGCGCTGATGCCTCACGAGTCTGCCAAATGCTTGGCACGATGTCGTAGTTCGTTCCCGCCATGTGATGAATGACGATTTTGTTGACCTTAGCCCCACTGCGTCCTGATGAGTAGTGAGGGAAAGATTGAAAACCATATTTGGTGGCTAAGCTACTAATTCCCATTTGATTCGTCCTCCTTCTTACCGTGTAATTGTTTGAGTGCTTCCTTGATTTTCTCTGGTACAGGTAAGCCAATGCTTACGGCATTTTCAAGAAGTGAGATGCCCTCGTTTGAGATGTAAAAGAAAATCACCGCATCACGCAGCACATTTCCCGTCCCCAACTGCACATCAAGCATATGACCGACACCAACCAATAAGAAAATCAAAATCTTCTTTGTGATACCCTTTGCACCGATACGGCTTGAGACCTTCTTCTCGTTAACGGCACGCAAGACTCCCGTGATGTAGTCCACCACCACAAAGGCAAGCAAGGTATAAAGTGATGGATCGACACCGCCCAAATACCAACCGACCAATCCACCAGTTGCCACAAAGGCAGCTTGAATCAGATTCCATGTTTGTTTCATCATGTCATTCCTCCATTTCTGTATTGAAAAAGGCATCTAGGATTTCTCCTAAACGCCTTTAACTTCTGTTTCCAATAATTCCAAGACCAGCTCCAACGTCTCAGCTTTTTTACCTGATATCGTAACCTCACTATCTTCCAACCCACCAATCAATAAAGGCAGTTTGCTATGAAGTTCCGCCACATCAATGACGGAATCCTCATTCAACAAATCTGCCTTTTCTTTATGGTACTCGGCTGCGGTTTCAGGCAAAAGCGAGAAGTTTCCATTGTCTTGGATGAGGTTACCCTCCTCGTCTTTCTTTCCGAACCGTTGTAACAACTCCACCTCGTCCTTGTAGAGTTCATCAATCTTCTCACGGATTAGCTTGACGAGTTTGGTTCGCACTCGGCTGACTTTTGGTTGAAGCTCAAATTCTTCAAGAAAGGTGATCACGTCAACCAATTCTTCGTTTTTAATCTTTAGCATCTTTCATCTTCTCCTTTAATTCGCCTACCTGAACGCAGAGGTCGTCCACCACCATTACAAGCAGGTCCACCATATCGACATCTACTTGTGTTGGCTGTTCGCATTCTTCCGAATCAGGCTCAATCGTGTTGTTAGGTTTCTCTAGAATCCAATCGTCCAAATCATCCACCTCCTTAAGCTGTCCACGTACTAATCGTTGGCATCGCAATCGCATTATAGTAACCCGTTATTTTCCCCGTGCTATCAATCCCACTTGGAAAGGCGATGGTCTTACCTGCCAGTTTTAAGCAAATCTCAAGCATGGCTTTCACATCAAACCATTTCCCACCTGAACACAAATGAAGCATGGAGCCACCAAAATAAATGCCTGCTGTTCCACCACTTCTCACCAGATATGGTGTAACCCCACTACCAAGGTTAATGGTTGAAATCTTGAGATAGTAGCCTGTTCCATCGCTGTAGGAAACGCCAAATGGATTACCATTGAAATTAATCGTATCCGAGAAATGAAATCCCTTCTCTTTTCCGTTCTCAAGCTTTCTCGCATACCAGATGAGCTTGGTGGTATAACTTGATGCACTGGAACTATCCTTATGTGCCCACGTCATATACTCCGTGCCGTATTCAAGGTCAAAGACCAAGCCTCGCCAATCGGTATGCCCGCTGATGTTGTTCGCACCTATCGTACCAACCGTTGTCCCACCACGCCTTATCGTCATCCCTTGGGAGTTAATTTCCGTTACAAGGGTACTTCCTGAATAGTAGCCGATAGTTGTTCCTGTGATTCGAATGGAGCTACTTGCCGTGATTGCAGTAAGAATATTGGCTGCGAGTTTGTCTGCCGTAATGGAACTTGCGGCTATGCGACTAGCCGAAAGTGTACCCGTGGTAATCTTCCCCGCATCAAGGCTTGCGATTTTGGCACTCGTGATGGCTGCATCCGCAATCTTTGCTGTGGTAATCGCTGCACTACCAATCATCGCTGAAGTAATCACCCCACTATCAATGGTTGTTTGACCTGTGATATGGACTTTGTTCCCTGCAATCAAAATGCTTTCAGGTGAAATATTGATTTGGTTAATCACATCGCCTTTACCCACTCGGAGGTTGATGATGTCCTTTTGCATCATAATGGCCGAATATACGGTGTTGGCTTTTGTGTAGTCCTCCCTAACAGTAGCCGAGAAAACATTTCCATCATACTCATCAGGTTTTATAGTCGTGTTCACTCGTACCCTGAGTTTCATCGCATTACTCGGCACAGTTACCACACCAGATGAACTCTGATAGGAAATCTGGGTATAAGTGGATTCGTCCATTGGGTTCATGGTGAATGGACTCGTAGTCGCATTGTAAATTCCCGCATACGAGCCGTTTTTGATTGAGAAGAAAGCAATATAAACGTAGTCGCCAAGCATTCCTGAGATTTGTTCAGGTGTGATGTTCCACGTATGAATGGCATTGCTTGAGTTCGTGACCGTGTCGATTTGTTGCCACGTCCCACCCGCATAAAGCAAGACGATGTTATCAGACGTATCTTTTCGACCATTCCAAGTGATGGTGTTTGGTAGTGCTCTTCCACCCATTGGTAGCTTGTAAATCACCAGATAGTCTTCTGCTGAGGCATAAGGATTAGAGGTGACTGAACCTGTGATGGATAAGGTTTCAACTGCCTTTGAGTTGAGATAATCAACGATAGTCGTATTGTCATAAGTCCCAACCACCAACTTCTCGACATATTGTTTCGCAGCTGGCACATAGTCTACATAAGGCAAAGTGAAACCATAGTAATGGTAGTAAACCGTTAAGGACGACCCGTCACGTCTTTGACCGATGAGCTTGTCCCCTTCTGCTACATCAATATACTCAGAACGAAGGTAGTTGGTTGCAGAAATCTCCGAACCATCAGACGTGCTGAGAGAGCCTTGTTCCCAGTTCTTGACTTTGAAGGGAACACCAATTTCTTCTTGGAGTTCAGATACTTTCAAAAGCATGGTGTTTGATGTTTGTTGAATGAGTGTTTCGGCTGACGTCACTCGACCTGTTAGGCTATCTACTGAACTTTGACTGGCCTTAGAAGCAATTTGTCCTGCTTGAACCGTCAGACTCGATTCGGCACTCGAGATTCTGCCAGTTAGCGAATCTACCGAAGTTTGACTCGCTTTGGCAGCTATCTGACCTGCCTGAACGGTAAGTGTCGACTCAGCAGTTGTCATCCGTCCTTGGAGATTCGTGATGTTGGTCGCAGCCAGTTCAATTTTTGTGGCATGTTGACTTACGGTAGTGGTCAATGTTTCGGTTGCAGATTTTGCTTCAAGGGCTGTTACCAATGATTGGTTCAACCCTTGGTCGAGAACTGCCGTTGAAGTTGTGGTTGTGCTATCCGAATAAGTCGTCACCACTCTTGTCCAGTAATATTTACCGTTCGCCCAAGTCGGAATGGTGTTTGACCATGAACCACCTGTTTGACTGGTACTTGAAGTCGAGAGGTAAAACTGCTCACGAACTGAGGTAATGGTTGGCGCATTTTGCCCCGGAGCACCATTCGTTCCTGGACTACCTGTTGCCCCAGTCGCCCCCGTGTCGCCTGTATCTCCCTTATCCCCTTTGGCTCCTTTCTTAGAAACCGAATAGGAAGTGGTTGTGGAGTTGTCTTGCAGTGTAAAGACTGTTCTCGTCCAGAGATACTGGGTTGCTGAAACAGACGGCACGGTGCTTTGCCAACCTGACGTTGGTGCTGTCGTACCACTGGTGCCAGCCGAATAGGTTACGACTGATGATTTCACCGATTTATTGAAAGCAGAGTCAGCGGCTTGACTGGCAGAATTTGCGGTTGAGTTCGCTTGGTTAGCATTTTCCAAGGCGGTCATTGCTTCATCAAAGGCGGTGTTTGCCTTCTCCAAAGCATCAGCAGATTCCTCTTGAGCCTGAGCTACTGCTTGTTTCACTTCTTCAGCTGTCAGGTCATTTGCCAAAGCGTACCACTGTGTCACGCCATCACGAATTTCATAAACCCACATTTCTAGCTTGTCACCGTTCTCTTTGTACCAAACATCTCCAAGTTTCGGATTAACAGGTGTGTCCGGACCATAAAAGTTGGTGTTCTTGCCATTAGCTGCCGTTAGTGCATAGTTGGCATCGTCTTTGGCTTGTTCCACCTTGGTATCAACCTTCTTGATGTCCTTCGCCACATCCGTGAATTTCGGCATGATGTTTCCAAGCGTGATGGAAATGAAAGCCTTCAAGAGTGGATCATACTTGTACTCAACCATTCGAGCCGTCACATTAAATCCGTCTTCTGCGTGAATGACGGAAACCGTGTCCCCAAGATAGATGGTCTCAAGACTTGAGAAGGCTTTGTATTCCTCGGTTCGTTCCAGTGGGGCAAATTCCACATCATAGGTCGCAGTCGGCAAGTCAATGTGACCTACAGTAAATTCCAGTGCTGCAAGTCGTCTGAGCTCTTCATAGGCTAGTTCCTTAGTCGCAAACTCGCCTTCTTTATCGCCCACCTTGACGTTGTCGTATTTGATGACCTTGATTTTTGGACTAACGTAGTTATTGATGAGTGGACTATCGACATATTTCTCAGGCAAGAACAGTCCATCATAGCCCTCAGGCATAATGCGAGTGACGATAGACGAATAGTCCAAATCAGCGTTATAACCTGTGAGGTTCTTCTTGTCTCGTATCTGGACACCATTATCACTGCCACGATGGGCAAGCATGGCAATCGAAAAGTTATCTCGAACAATATCGCCACCGTATCGAGCTCGATAGCCATTATCCAGGTCACTATCAAGCAAGACCTCAACTGGATTCAAACGCACCAAGCGGACGTTGTTTACGGTCGTGATATTGGACGTTCCAGTGAACGAGTGACTGACTGCTGTTGCACCTAGTAGCTGTGTCAGTGCTCCAGAACCATTCTTATTGACGATATAGGTATCTTCAATCAGATTCTTTGCCAAGTCATAGAAAATGTGATGGGCTACGATATGGACGAAATCACCAAGCGAATCATCACGTTCAACGATTCGGAAAAGTTGGTCTTGAAGTTCAGGTGCAGGGCATTTCACTATCATCTCAGGTCGAAGTTTGTCGCTTGCCTTGGCGTGAATTGGATAATCGAACTCCAAAGAAAAAAGCCCATTGAGTTGTTCGGAAACAACTGGGCTTACGACATAATCATCAAGGACAACGAGACCATTATTATTGAAGTTTGATTCAGTTTTCTCATATAGCACAATCATAAAAATCTCCACCTCGGTTCTATCTCTACTTTGGTAATTCCCGTCCCAAGCGTGACTGTATTAGCCCCTACTCGGAATTCAGGAAACTCACCTGTCATTAGGTTGTTTGCAGCCACGTCACCATAAAAGCATTCCTTCAATTCGCTATCTATAATCAGATACTCTGACTGCAAGTTAAGGACGATTGGCCTGCCATTAATGGTCAATGTCCTCGTGCCACTACCGAAAATCTTAATTCGTGGCAAGGAGTAAACGTTACCGCTATTCGTCACCGTTCCCGATGAGGTTCGGTTGATGAGTGGAACGTCCATCTTATAGAGAAAAGGCGAGCACGTTATTTCAATTTCAAACTCCCACAAAGTGGAGAGGACTTGGGTTAACCCACTTGCTAGGACGGTTTTCACTTTATAATAGACTGACGGATCATTGGAAAAGCTGATAGTCTTGGCATTCAAGATTTGTGGGGAGATGGTTCGCCAAACGGTCCACGCATCTTGTGCCCAGATGACGGCTTTCAAATTAAATGTCATATCCTTCCAACCTTTGAACAAGGTCAAATCTCCCTCTCGACCATCCACCTCGATATTCTCAATCACACGTTCTGTTGATGGAATGACTGGAACTTGCGTGATGCGAAGTCCAAGATCAGTCCGTGAGTTGATTGTTCCATCTAGAATAAACGCATTCAAGCTACCACCTCCTTTTTAGTATGAAAAAAGGATTGGAATCAAACCAATCCTGATAAGTACAAATTATAATTTGGGAAGTTTAATGTCGGTTTTTCCTCCCAGAACTGCTGCTGTACCACCAACCAGCACAACTGCGGCAAGTGCAGCCTGACCGAGAACAGCCCAATTATACTTCTTATTTTCCGAGTCTTTCTTATCAGCCATTTGCGCGACTTCAACCATTTTATTGATGTAAAATTGTTTTTCCTCGAAAGGAACATCTTCCTTTTCAGCTGCGATTCTTAATGTAGAAATGATTTGATCATATGCATCGTAAACTCGATTGCTACTGTCTTTATCTTTTTCAAGAGTCTTATTTAAAGTTTCCTTATAGTCAGTCATAGCTTGCAGAGAAACTTTTGCAAATTCTGGAAATTGTTCCAATGCTTTTTTTGCTACTTCGGGATCCATATCTTGAAGCATGGATGCAAAACTCATGACCTTGTCCTTGGATAGATGCCTAAAATCTGGGATACCTAGTTTTCTTAATACTTCTACTTCTGTTAATTGATTCGCCATCTCGAAACCTCCGTCTCAATCAAATTGTTTACCTATTATTTATTATACAACGGATGTTGACAAGCCATCAAATTCCATTCTTAATAAGCATAATTTCTACGTTTCAAAACAGCTAAGCTCTTATCAATTTCAGGAGCTAGGCGACCAACCAACGTCCCGTCGTCAAGAGTAATCTTGATGTCCATTGCTTTAAGTAGTGCCGGGAACATTTCAGTCGTAATGTTGGTAAGTGTATCCACCTTCGCACCCAAATCAAGCATAGAAAAGGTGCTGTCGATTGCTGTATGGACGCCTGTATCAATATCAAAGTTTGGCATATCCAGTTTGGTTGGAATGGCATCTTGCATGGTTTTCGCCACACCTGTCATTTCCTTATCGAAACCAACGCCAATCCCCAGAGCCATGTTCTTCCCGATTTCATCTCGGAACAAAGTTGAAGGTGAGTGGATACCAAAGAAGTCCTTGATACTGTCTACCACGCCACCAAAGAAACCTGAGATTTTACTTCTCAACCAACCTGCGGCATCAGCGATACCATTCCACAAACCTGTAATCAGATTCAGTCCAATATTCGCCATGGTCGAAACATACTCTCCAAAGGCATTCACAAGTCCTGTGATGATTTGAGGGACGGCTTTGACAACTGCTGAAATAATGGCGGGCAAGTTTTGCACCAAAGCTACGAGTAGTTTCACACCTGCTAGAATAATCTTGTCGATATTTCCAACCAATGTGCCAGTGATTGCATTGATAATCTGAGGCAGAGCATTCGCAATTGTTGTGATGATTTGTGGCAAAGCACCAATTAAGGCGACTAGAAGTTGAATACCTGCATCAATCAGTTGAGGAATTGCCCCAATCACCGCATTGATGATGTTCTGAATAATCACAGGAATGGCTGCCACAATAGCGTTGATAATGTCAGGTAAAGCCGATACCAACGAGGTCAAGAGCTGAATCCCCGTCTGAATAATGACTGGAATGGAGCTGATGATGAAGTTCACGATACCTGTAATAATCTGTGGCAAGGCTCCAATCAATATCGGTAGTGCCGTAATCAAACCTTGAGCCAGTCCCATAATCAACTGCAATGCAGCATCTAGGAGCAATGGTAAGTTCTGAATCAGCCCGTTCACAATTGTGATAATCGCCTGAATGGTAATTGGAATCAGCTCAGGCAAAGCCTCACCGATACCTTGAATCAAGGTTGTCACTAACTGAAAGGCAGCATTGATGAGGAGTGGCAGATTTTCAATCAAGGTCTGCACAATCGTGAGGACTGCTTGAACCACCACTGGAATAAGCGTTGGTAGCAATCCCAATACCGTCTGCAAGACTTGCGAGAATAGTGATGTCACTGATTCTAGTAAGGTTGGCAACAACTGCCCAATCGCTCCAATGACCGCATCAATTACTGCAGGCAAGGCGGAGACTATATTTTCAATAACTGGAATGATGTTCTTGAGGACATTTTGGAAGGACTCAACCACATTCCCAATCAGTGACCCAATATCTGCATTGGCATTTCCTAATCCCGCCATAAGGTTGGAGATTGCTGACTGCATTCCATCAATTGAACCACTGATGGTTTCAGTTGCTTCCTTGGCGGTCGTTCCTGTAATGCCCATTTCGGTTTGAATAGCATGGATAGCTTCTGTCACATCTGCAAAGTTTGACAGGTCATACTTCTTGCCTGTGATTTTCTCCGCATCAGAAAGCAAACGTTCCATCTCGCCTTTCGTCCCGCCGTAACCTAGTTTGAGGTTGTCCAACATCGTGTAATTCTGCTTAGCAAACCCTTGATAGGCATTTTGGATGTCGGACATGTTGGAGCCCATCTTATTGGCATTATCACTCATATCGGTGATAGCTTGGTCGGCTACTCCAGCAGCCTTTGCCGTATCTCCGTTGAGTGATTGAATCAAGCTTGCAGAGAAACCTGTGACAGTTTCCATGTATTCATTGGCGGACATCCCTGCTGTTTTGAAGGCATTATCTGCCGACTTTTGAACTGTCTTTGAGGCATCACCAAAAAGGGTATCAACCCCGCCGACCAATTGTTCATAGTCGGCATAAGCTGATACCACTTGTTTGCCTAATTCAATTGCGGCTGCACCCGCAGCAAGAGCAACAGCTCCCATTGCAGCACCAATGCCTTTAAGGACGCCACCAAACTTCTCGAACTTGCCACCAGACTTTTCAGCCTCATCACCCGTATCCTTGAGTTCATTGCCAAGGTTATCCGTTTCTTTGGTGACATCCACTTCTTCTTGCCTCATTGAGTCGAGTGCCTTCTCGTTGGTCACAAGATCTCGCTCCATACCGTTGAGTTGAGCCTTGGCATTATTGAGTTGAATCGCCCAGTTCTGAGTTCGTTTATCATTTTCACCAAAGCTATCTGATGCATTTTGAAGGGCACTTTCAAGCGTGGTGATTTTCTCTTTCTGAGCATCAATCGACTTGTTGAGGACAGCATTTCTTGCCGAAACCGCCTGAATGCTTTTGTCGTTTTTATCGAACTCAGACGATACCAACTTCATTTCTGAACCCAGTACCTTAAAGGATTGGTTGATGTCACGAAGGGAGTTCTTAAACTCCTTCTCGCCTTCAACACCAATCTTTAAACCAAAGTTATCTGCCACTAAACCTCACCTCCTCTCTGATTTCGGGCATCAAAAAAGACCGCCTTAGCAGTCTTTCACAAATTATTATACGATTCGCTGGATGTTGAAAGCTTTCAAATATTGATCCAAGTTATTTTTTAAACTTACAGCTGACTGATTCGTGTAGATGAAGTCGCCATTATCTATTTGAGTGTAAAGTTTAGCATTGCTTCCTGCTGAATATGCTTGCACTTCCGAAATATAGTGTCGTCCTTTTTTACTCATAAAATTCAACTTCAAATCTTGATAAACATTAGGATACGTCTTCGCCAGATGTTCTATAACCCTAAGGAAATAGTCCTTGTTACTTGTACCTTGATATTTGAAGCCATCGCTTAATTCCACAAAAAAGCTAACGGCAGGCTGAACAACCGATCCAGCGGTTGCCACAGGCGTGACATTGGAAACAATTGGTTTTGCTTGCTTTGAACGTTTTCTACGTCTCTTAACTTCCTGTTTAAAGACAGTGATACCGATTAACTCTAGCAGCAAGAGGGCATTCTCAATAAAATTATCAAATCGAACCCGATCGAAATCATTTACATTGGTCTTGTTTCCATTTTGTTTATTTTCGATATGGAGCTTTTCAACTTTCTTTGCTCTATCAATAAGATTAGCTTCTATATAATCGATAGCACTTCGATTTAATGAGTCATCTTTGGTAGTTATCAAAACACACTTTGACCAAAAGTCCTTCGATTTATCATGCTGCTTTAGACGCGTTTGGAGTTCAGAAGCCTGCCCTATATAAACCCCTTCATCAGAAAGCAATAGATAAATACCCCAAAATGAAGTTTCTTTCTTTTGGAAAAGTTGATTAATATTGTCACGTGGAGAAACAAACATCGTACCGTTCCAACTGCTATCCTGAACAGTTAATAATCCATCTAAAGTTCCATCTTCTAATAATAGTTCAATTATCTTTGCTGTAGCCATTGCTGCAACCTCCCTGACCCGATTCGTTGTCTATAATTATATCATCAAATATGTGATAAAAATATGAACAACTAAATCCCAGCAGGAATAATATCATCGATGAACATCTCAACCTTGGGCTTACTGATACCACTGAATTGCTTATGACATTCCCACAAATCCAAAAACAGTCCAAGCGAACAGAACCAAAAATCATCTGGTGTCATGCCCATTTGAACTGTTCCGTAATAGTAAAGGCGAGTAAATGTTTCGACATCACTTACTCGCCTGCTTTGTTTTTTGTTTCAATCTCGCTTTCGATGTTACGAGCTGTGCCTTTAAACATTGCCTCCGTGATGGCTGATTTATATTCAGCAAGTTCAAGAGGAGAGGTTAAAAGTTCCACATACTCAGTCGTGAGTTCTTCTTTCTTGTCGATCTTGTTCTTCAAGTTGTGAATCTTGATAGACTGATTGGCTAAAAGCGTAATCAGCCAGATGATTTCATCAAGGGCAAGTTCAAAGTTCTCTGACTTGAGGAGTTTATCACCCAAATTTTCCAATCCACCATAGTGACTGGCTATTTCTTTGGTCGCCTTAGTTGTCAAAATGAGTTCATATTCATCTCCGCCAAGGGTTATCTTGGCACTTCGTTCTTCTGTCATGATTTCCTCCTAGGCTTCAGTAAATTCTGGTTCATAAACACTTGCGTACCACCCGCTGATGGTTGCTGCATCCACTCCAGTATCGTTTTCATCCACTTCCGCTTTCCACGGGTGTTTGCCTTGTCCATCAAGTTTGTTTCTTCGCATTACCGTTCCCTCAATCGTTGGAGTTGAGAAGGTAATGTCGTCACCCTTGGTCGCAAGACTGGTGCTTGGTACGGCAAACTTCACTCGGTAAAGCCACAGGTATTTGTATTTCCCGTTTGATTTACGAGCACGGAAACCAATCGCAACGAGTGTACCTCCATCCTCGGTGGTTGAAATTAAGACTCCGTTATCATCAACAGTTGCTCCCACAAGCACGGCTGCCACACTTCGCCCAATATCATCCACGCCTAGCGTGAGTTTCCCGTTCTTAAATTCCTTTACTATCTCTGATGCACCATCGTCCGCAAACAAAGTCGCCTCGGCAAGTTCAACTGACAATTCAGCGGAGATTGCTTTGGCAAGTTTTACTGGTGTGCCATAGGTTTCTTCACCCGTGGTTGCTGCTTCCGTAATCGGTGCATAGAATAATTGATCCAATCCAATCGTAGCCATCTTATCCCTCCATTTCATAATGCTTGGCGACATCTATCGCCACATGAAAATATTTCGCTTCTTTTTCAAATCCCACAAACAAGCGATCCGTAATCGTGAAATCGGCTTGAAGCAAGACTTGAGTAATCTGTCGTTTTGTTTCTAGGTAGTTGCCCTTGGTAAACAATGAAATCCGAACCTCGTTTACATCAATCTGAGGGAAATTGTCTCCGTAGACCTCAAATCGGTCAGTTAGTGGTGTGAGCACCACATAAGTCTCAGGCGCAGCATCACTGAACTCCCCAGTTTCAACTGGAATGCTGAGATTCGTAAGCAAACCATTTAATTCCTCTAGGATATTCAAATGCCCTCCACCTCGCTTTCCAGTTTTGCCTTCATGGCATCAATGCAAGATTTTCTCGATTGCGACTTGGCAGGTTTCAAGAAGGGTTTCGGTGCTTGCCCATGACGACCGTACTCAAGGATATTAGCAATCTTGGCATTAGAGTCACCATCAGAACGAGGTTCATCAAATCCTACCTTGATATTCCAGTTCCCGTCCTTATCTTGACGAGCCTGCGATATACCAAGCGCTCGTTCAAGCTCACCCGTTGACCTGCTGTCAACCTTGGTATTCGCACCAACAATGGCTGAAAGGTTGGTTCGCACTTTAGCTTCGACCACCTCAGCCCCACTTTCTAACACTCGTGGCAAGATTTCATCCGTCTTGCTTTCTAGTTTTGAAACATTTATCAAGAAGTCCTCTGGCATCTTCATTATTGCTTTAGCCATCTGCACTCACCTCAACTTTCGTAGTCAGAACCTCAAGATACATCCCTCTATTCCGGACATTTTCAACGGAAATGATTTGATACCTATCATTTTCAGATAGGATAACCATCTCAGTCGTGACTTTGAGGTTCGGGATAACTCGCAAACGAAATAGGCAAGTCGCTGAGCTGAAAGTCGCAAGGTTTACCCACTTCTCTGTGGCGTTCTTTTCTTCCTTGTAAGTTCGTACATTTGCCAGAACTTCATCTTGTTTGGTCACAAAACCTGCACTATCTTTTCGGTTGACCGTTTTTATGATTTGAATACGCTGATCCATTTTTCCAAAACTCATACTTGCCACCGCCTATCTAGTCGGAGTAACAGATTGACTGTATTCCAGACTTGACTACTGGCATTGACATTATCAGAAAAGAAACCTGCTGTTGAGCCGTCACGACTTTCATAAAAATGACTGGCAAGCATGATAATTGCTTGTTCAGTCGTGGCGGGGATTTCATTTTCCGAATAATAGCCTTCTGTAAGGTGTTGGTAGCTTTCGGCATAGGAAAGAGCCGTCAGAATCAATCGTTCCAACAGCTCATCATCTTCACTATGCTCGAGTATGAGATTCGCTTTTACCTTCTCAAGTAAATCGCTCATAGGCTCACTCCTACGATGCCGCAGCGGATGCTTTCATCTTCAAGATTTGAACCGCTTCTGGCAAGACGAGTTTGCCGTCTACACGTTCTTTGGCAAGGAATCCAACCATACCGTTACCTGCGAAGAGCTCACGGAGTTGGTCGAAGGAGCGTACGCCACGGTCGCCAATGTTGTAGTAGCTGAAATCTCCAAACGCAATGACTGGTTTACCTGCTGCTACGGTGGGAACATAGGCAGACGTATAAACTGGGTAGCCAAATAATCGGTCAGGTTCTCCTGCTTGAAGGGATGATTGCCACAAGTAAGCTCCGTTGTTATCTTTGAGCTTACGGATGAGGGCAATCGTCTGGTCATTCATGATGAATTTCGCATTCTTACGATACGGACGTTTTAGCGAATGAACTAAGTTAATGATTTCATCCGCCGTGATTGAACTCTGAGTATTAGTCGTAATGGCTACTTGCCCACCACCGTTTTCAGCGAAGATACCGAGTGGCTTGCCTACTCCGTCTCCATTCAAGAAGGCATTTTCTTCTGCGTTAGCCAGTGCTTTCGAGAATTGCGTGAGGATGTAGCTTTCAAGGTTGAAGGCATTATCGTAAAGTAACTCATCCGTCACCTTAATAGCCACATGAAGTTTGTGGGCATCGAGGATGATTTGGTCAAAGCTTGCATCCTCAAATACGAGTGTGCCACCTTCTTCAATCCACGATGCGGCTGGTTTAGCCCCAGCGATATTGATTTTGTGCTCACCACTAGTCGTGATAGTCGTTCCCAAGGTACGCATAATGTTTTCTTCAGTGAGACCATCAATCAAGCGCTTGTCGTATTCTTCGGGTACGAGATACCCGCCTGCCGTATCCACACCTTCTTGGAGGACGTTTGACACTTGGCGGAAGTTAGAGCGTAGGGCTTGAAGTACGCCTTCTTTGTACTCGTTAGAAGCACGACCAGTTTTCTTAGGTTTCGCGTTGTTCTCAGTCTGCATTGGCTGAGAAGTGAGTGGCTCAGACATTGGTTTTGCCATTTCACGTTCCATCGCTTCCATGGACTGCATGCGCTCGATTTCTTTAGTGAAGCTTGAAACCTTCTTTTCCATGTCTGCATAGGTCTTGGCATCTTCATCAGACATCAAGCCGTCTTTGTCTTTCTTTGCTTCAACGAAGTCTTTCGCACCTTCCCATGCTTGCTTACGTTTGTCCATCAATTCTTGAATCTTGTTCATAGGTTAATCCCTCCATGTTTTCATTAAAAATAGCCGTTCTTCAAGAGAATCGGCTTTGACAGTGTTTGTTGGTTTTGGTTCTTCTTTGGGTTCAGGTGGTTGAATACGACAACGCTTGGCTATCTTATCCATCAAAGAATTCATGACCGTTGCCTCAGAAAACACCAGATTCCCTGCTTGTGGGATGTCCTCATCCACTTTCCCGATGATTTCATCCGTAAAGCCTAAGTCCAGTGCAGAATGAGCATCCATCCATGTTTCGGCATCCATCATATGAGCGAGCTTTGTTCGGCTCATACCTGTTTTGATTTCATAGGCATTAATGATTGACTCTTTCACCTCGTCAAGCATAGCAATGGCTTTCTGCATATCCACTTTCTCCCCGAAAGCTACCGTGGAGGGGTTGTGGATCATCATCATGGCAACGGGGCTCATCACCACCTTATCCCCTGCCATCGCAATAACACTCGCAGCCGATGCCGCCAATCCATCAATCTTGACTACCACATCCCCCGAGTATTCCTTCAACATGTTATAAATCTGAGCAGCAGCTACACAATCGCCACCGGGACTGTTTATCCAAACCGTGATATTACCTTCGCCACTCATCAGTTCATCCTTAAATAGCTGTGGGGTGACATCATCATCAAACCAACTGACCTCAGCGATTTGTCCGTTGAGATAAAGGGTTCGGTCGGAGATTTGGCTTTGCTCTTGGTGCTCCTGTGCTTCGGGTGTCATCAGATTTTTCGGTGTCTGATTCACCCATTTCCAAAACTTCTTCATCTTGGTTTTCTTCCTCCTGTCCTTTGGTATTTTTCGCAAATGCCCCAGCACTTTTGAGTGGGAGCATATTGCCATTCACGAGATACAAATCGCCACCTTCATCCTCTGGAATGCGATCAAGGTTTTCGAGTTCTCGAATATCGTTAGCTGACATCCAACCGTTCTGACGACCTGTCGCATAGCCATTCATTCGAGATTGGTAATCACCTCGAAGAAGTCCGTCCACATTGAACTTGATGAAGTAGTCCTTCTTCTCGTCAATGCTTAGGAGTGCTTTCGTCATCGCTTGTTCCCACCGCATCACCCAAGGGTCGAGGGTGTACTTCACGAATTCTAGTGACTGTTGCTCGATATTTGAAAAGCTCGACTTCTCAAGGTCTCCAACCATGTGGGGTGGCACTCTGAAAATTCGAGCTATCTCGTTAATTTGAAATTTTCTTGTTTCCAAGAACTGTGCCTGTTCAGGCGATATGGAAATCGGGCTGTACTTCATTCCTTCTTCAAGGACAGCAACCTTACTAGCGTTGGATGAACCTCCGAAGGTCGCATTCCAACTTTCTCGGATGCGGACTGGGTCTTTCAACGTCCCCGGATGTTCAAGCACTCCCCCTGGATTTGCCCCATTCGCAAAGAACTTAGCTCCATATTCCTCACAAGCTATCGCCATACCAATCGCATTTTTTGCCATTGCGATAGGTGAATACCCCACCAAACCATCAAAACCTAAGCCCGGAATATGCAAAACTTCTGACTTAGAAATCCTCACTTGTAGTCCAGAATCAACTGTGTAAAGGTAGTAAATCTCCTTGTTTTCATCACGATTGACGCCCATCCTGTCAGGCATAAGTGGGTAAAGACCTACCACTTCGCCCTTACCATTTCTGATGATTTGAGCATAAGCATTTCCCCACAAGAGCAAATGAGTCATCAACGTTTCTCGAAATACAAATGAGGTCATTTCGCTATTGGGTTCATCATGGAGCAGAAAGTAAAGCGGATGGTCGACTGCCTTTTCTTTGCCCCCACCTTCACGATATTTGTAAAAGTGTAGAGGCAGTCCTGCGACCGCTTCAGCTAGGATACGGACACAGGAATAAACGGCAGTCATCTGCATAGAGCTTTGTTCTGTCACTGTTTTGCCTGCCGTGGTCTGGCCAAACATGAATCGGTATGGTGAGCCAATCGTCTGATTCATTGGCTTGTCTCTCGACTTAAAGAGCCGATTAAATAATCCCATAGGTTACTTCCTTCCTTTATTTTGGGTATCAAAAAAGCACCTTCGTTTTGAAGATGCCTATTTGTTCAAGTTCAATACTTCTGATTTAGCAACGTTTAGTGCGTTCAATCGATTCGATTGGAGTGTGAACTGAGAGGTTCCATCTGAGAATTTTGCTTTTGATTTATCAGTTCGGTTAATCATATCGTCAAAAGCCTCTAGCACAGACAATAACTCATCATGAGTCAACTCGACCATTTCTCCATTCATTAACTTAAGAGCAACTGTTAACGCTTTGATGTTATTCTCAAGCATCCTATGTTGCCATTTACCAGCCTGAATCTTTTGTATTGCTTTTGATGACTTAGAAAGTAGAGAATTTAATGGATCTAAGACTGCTTTATCGTACATTTCATCCCTCTTCGTGACTAAAATTATATCACAGGATTAACAACCCTCTATCATCGTAGACACTTGCTGAATTATTATTCCCACAACGGATAGCACGGTCGAGTGCCATGATGGTCGCAATTGCTCCATCAATCTTCTCCGTTGATTTTTCTTTGTCTGCTTTGATGTTTCCAGCGGGGTCAGTTCGAATGAAAATGTTATCCATATTCCATCGAAGAACAGGATGACCACCGTGAGCGATTTTCTGCTCAAGCGTGAGTTTCATCAACTCCTTAGTCGGTGGGCTCATATCCTTGAATCCTTGTCCGAATGGCACAACCGTAAAGCCCATCCCCTCAAGGTTCTGCACCATCTGCACTGCTCCCCAACGGTCGAAGGCGATTTCTCGGATGTTGTACTTTTCACCGAGTTCTTCGATAAAGGTTTCAATGAAGCCATAATGGACGACATTCCCTTCTGTGGTTTTGAGCCAACCTTTCTTCTCCCACAAGTCATACGGGACATGGTCACGTTTCACTCGAAGGTCAAGCGTGTCCTCTGGTATCCAGAAATAGGGCAAGACGACAAACTTATCATCTTCGTCCTCTGGTGGAAATACCAACACAAAAGACGTGATGTCGGTTGTACTTGAAAGGTCAAGACCACCATAACAAACCCGTCCTTCGAGCGACTTTTCATTTACCTTGAACCCACAAGCATCCCACTTATCCATTGGCATCCATCGAATGGCTTGTTTCACCCACTGGTTGAGCCTTAACTGCCGGAATGAGTTTTCCTCGGCAGGGTTTTGCTTGGCGGACTCACAAGCTGCTTTCACCTTATCAATCCCAACCGTGATACCAAGTGACGGATTTGCCTTCTTCCAAACTTTCGGATCTGTCCAATCGTCAGATTCATCTGCCCCATAAATCACTGGATAGAATGTTGGGTCGTGTTTTCGACCGTCAATAATATCCAATGCCTTCTGATGTGTTTCGTAACAGATAGAATTAGTATCAGTACCCGCAGTCGTTATGAGAAAGTACAATGGTTGAGTTCTGGCATCCCCTGACCCTTTCGTCATGACATCAAACAGTTTACGATTGGGCTGAGTATGCAATTCATCAAAGACGACCCCGTGAATATTAAAGCCGTGCTTGGAGTACGCTTCTGCCGACAAGACTTGATAAAAACTATTCGTTGGCTTGAAAACAATCCGCTTTTGCGAGGCAAGGATTTTCACTCGCTTGTTGAGTGCCGGACACATCCGGACCATATCGGCAGCTACCTCAAATACGATAGAGGCTTGTTGCCTATCCGCTGCACAGCCATATACCTCGGCACGTTCTTCTCCGTCACCACAAGTGAGCAAAAGAGCGACTGCAGCCGCCAGTTCCGACTTGCCCATTTTCTTGGGAATTTCAATGTAAGCTGTGTTGAACTGACGATAGCCGTTCGGTTTGACCGTGCCAAACAAGTCACGAATAATTTGTTCTTGCCAATCAAGGAGTTCAAACGGTTTTCCTGCCCACGTTCCTTTGGTATGGCTCAGGCACTCGATAAAGCTCACGGCATAATCAGCAAGGTCTTTATCGTACTTTGATGATTTTGTCTTAAACTTGGTCGGCTTATATTTCTTCAAAGGCAACCATACCACTCCTTTCCATAAGAAAAACAGCCCGAAAGCTGTTCTTCAAAATTTTAGTTATAGGTCGCAAGCACATACTGGAGTGCTTTCTCAACCGCATCATCAGTCGGTTCAATATCCCATCCACGGTCGTAGTTGGCGACAATCTTCCCTTTCACTCTTAGCTCCAATTTTGAAATGCGACCTTCATCAATCCCAAATTCACTAGGCTCCTCAAAATGCTTCACGCAGAAGGTCACGCTGGTCTTATCAATCTTAATCACGCCATTAGTCCACATCTGTCTCATCTCCTGTCATGATGAAATGCACGTAGTCCTTCTTGTGGTCCTCAATGAAAATTACGAGGTCAAAGAAGTTACGTTCGTGGGCTAGTCGTTGCACGTAGTTGGTATCGAGCATGTTGGTCAGCCCAGACTCTTGAATGACAATGATTTGTTTCTTAATTCTTGGATTCATTTTGCCCATCCTTTCTGCCTTGCTTGTAGGCGGCGATCAACGCCTCCTCAAGGCTCCACACAGCAATGTCGAGGAAATCTTCACGGTCACTGTTGTGTGCCTTCAAGTCGCCTCGTTCAGGCAAGCCGTAGATGTGTTTCTTAGCAATGTTGTAGATTTTACGCTTGTTCACTGTCATGGCTAGAACCCCTTCCTGATGCGAATCATCTCATAGACCTTGTCGCTTGGATAAAAGTCCACCCAGACCAAGTCGTCATTCATCACCAATCCTGTAATGAACTGCCAGGCATCATTGTAGGTTTCAAATTCGTCTACGTTGCCGTTTTGGTAAACCAGTTTGAAGGTTGGCTTGGGTTTGACGATTCGCACCGTGTCTTCTCCATACAGAACGTTCAGGCTTGAACCGTTGTCCCAGCGAACGAGTAGTGAACCAATGTCGTCCACCCCCGTCACCGTTCCCTGTGTGCCCTTTGGTGGGGCGTACGTGTCGCTCATGGCTACGAGTTCCACCCGAGTACCTTCAGGGTATGTTTCTTTCAAGCGTTCGATTGTTTCACGATTTGGCATCATCTTGATGTCCTCCTTTTGCTTCTTTGTTCATTACATATATCACTCCAAAAGCCTTTTATATCAAGTGATACAAGCACTTTGAGTGGTTTTAATTGATACAAATTTCGATTACGTAATGTAAGCAAATTCACCATAATGAAGTCTAGCGAGTCTTTGGTACTCGTCTACAGTCTCATCAATAGATTCAAATGTTCCACCGTGGACGGTTTTCCCATCAATTCGAACATGAATGTAGTATTTCCCTGTTCGCTTATTAAGATAAACCCCCTTGTGTTTCTTCCTCGAACGCTGGTAAAGTGTGTTTTGCTGCTAAGTACAGATTCTCAAGTTGGACTTTCGATTATCCATAGGATCGAAATTAATATGGTCAACTACGGTATCAGAGGGCGCACCCATCACAAGCCTGTGAAGAAATATCTTTCCCTCTTTTCCTTTTGACGCGATATACCCATTGCCATTGTCAAACCATGAATACCTAGACAAAAGCGGTACATCTTCAGAGTCAACGAGGACTGATGAACCGCTTTTCAGCATTAGTATTGAATTTTCACCTTGAGAAAGATACTTGTTACTATTTGGTCGTACCATTTTCTACCTCCCATAAAATACCTGAAAGAACAAACACCACGCAAGGAAGAGCAACACCATTTCCCCACATCTTATAAGCTGCTGAATCAGAATATGGTTCTCTGAGCCATTTTTCGATTTGCTTATCGGTTTTTGGTTTCACATTTGGTTTGACAGCCAAGCGGTAAGTTTCAAAAACATCTCGGAAGAATACTAAATCCGCCTCAGTAGGTTCAGCCGTTTCCAACTCGCTGCACCACCAAGAGGGGAAACCTTGAAGTCTTGCACACTCGGTTGGCGTTAACCTGCGAACGACATATTGTTTGTCATTGACGAGTGGTGGATCTTTATAGTCGGTCGCAACCAACGTCCCGGCAAGTTCCTTAGTCGCCTTCGTGAAGTGCGAGTTCTTACTTGCCGAATAGGTCGGATAAGCAACACCATGTCTGTCGACCGTGTTCAAGGTAAAACTCACATCTTCATTCGTCCCACTTCCTTGGGGTCCATTCTCATCGGCTCGTCCAATCATTGAACCTCGAACCGACACGACTGCGATACCGCCTTGGTTGCTGTCAGGGGCATTACCAGATGTGTCAATGGTTCGTGACGTTTCTGATTCGTACACGTTTGCTCGTGAATTAATCGTTCCCTCTGAGGTGAAGCGGACATCATAAGTCTTGACATCTTCAACCACAAAAGGCTGATTATTTCCGCCTGTTCCGTAAGTCGCAAGAACCGTTTGAGCAGTTTCAAGTGGACCTTTGAATCTCGTATCTTGGCTATGATTTTCAAAGACGAGTGGTGGATGGTTGGAAGTTGCTCTCAAGGTTGCGGTCATCCCTTCCGTTACATCCATCCGCTCACCGCCTTGATCGTTTAGGCAATAGATGCTTGATAGCGAAGTGCCATCTCTAGCACCTTCGGCAGACTCTTGCCACGCACGGAAGCTCTCCGCAGAATACCAAGACAGGCCTTCTGACTCAAATAGTATTTTTGAGGCACTCCGACCTCCAAAATCTGCGACAAGGTAGATGCGTTTTCGTCTTTGGGGTACTCCCCAAAACTGAGCATCAAGAACTCGCCACGCAAGTGAGAACTCTTCTCCCATGACTTCTCCAGCGTTTTCCCATTTGCTAGGTTTAGCGATAGAAAGTGTTTCATCTGCGATTTTTCCGATTTCTTCGAGGACGCTTCGGAAATCTTCTCCTTTGTTGGAGGAGAAAGCGCCACAGACATTTTCCCAGACGATAAATCTTGGTTTTTCTCCATTGGTTTGACACCTCATTTCTTTCACGATTCGGATAGCCTCGTAAAACAGCGAGGACTTACTACCTTCAAGCCCGGCACGTTTTCCTGCAATCGACAGGTCGGTACAGGGACTTCCAAAGGTAATAATGTCAACAGGTTCGATTTCTGCACCATTGATTTTTGATATGTCGCCTAGATGCTTGACTTGAGGCAACCGTTTAGTCGTCACCCGTATCGGAAATGGCTCAATCTCCGAAGCAAACACAGGTGTGATACCTGAAAGCAAGCCACCAAGAGGAAAGCCTCCCGAACCATCAAAAAGACTGCCTAAAGTTAAATTACTCATCGGCAGTCACCTCGCTGTATTTATATGTTTTGCCGTCACGGATTAATGTGACTTTTTCCGATGTTCCCACTTGTTCGATGTAGCGGTTCACGATGACGTCTACGAATTTCTCATCCAGTTCAATCGTATGGCAAATGCGGTTTGTCTGCTCACAAGCAATCAAAGTTGAACCACTACCACCAAAAGGATCAAGTACAATACAGTTACTCATGCTTGAATTGGTGATGGGGTAGGCAAGCAACGGGATAGGTTTCATGGTTGGGTGGTCGCCATTCTTCTTTGGTTTATCAAACTCCCAAATGGTCGACTCTTTGCGACCTGTATACCACTGGTGTTTCCCTTTTTTCTTCCAGCCATAGAGGACTGGCTCATGTTGCCATTGATAAGGAGAGCGACCAAGGACGAGACTTTGTTTCTTCCAAATACAAGTACCCGAAAGATAAAATCCTGCATCCACAAAAGCCTTACGAAAATTCAAACCTTCCGTGTCTGCATGGAAAACATAAATGCTGGCATCATCAGCCATCGCCTTTTCCATACAAGAAAAAGCGTCATACAGGAATGTGTAAAACGCCTCGTTTGCCATATTGTCATTTTTGATTTTGCCCGCACTACCTTCGTAGTTCACGTTGTAAGGAGGATCCGTCACGGTGAGATTGGCAAGTTTTCCATCCATCAGGATATCATAGGTTTCTTGCTTGGTGCTATCCCCACAAACAAGACGGTGATTGCCAAGCAACCACAAGTCCCCGGTTTTCGAGAAGGTTGGTTTCTCAAGTTCGGCATCCACATCAAACTTATCTTCTTGTGCTTCCGCATCGCCATTCAGTAACTGGTCAATCTCAGCAGCATCAAATCCGAGCAAGTCCAAATCGAAGTCCGCACCTTGAAGGTCAGACAATTCAATCGAGAGCATCTCATCATCCCAACCGGCATTCATGGCAAGTTTGTTATCGGCAATGATGTAGGCTCGTTTTTGTGCCTCTGTCAGGTGCTCGATAAAGATACAAGGTACTTCTTTAATGCCTTCTTCTTTTGCCGCCATGATTCTCCCATGCCCTGCGATGACATTGAAATCCTTGTCAATCAGGCAAGGATTCAGAAAGCCAAACTCTCTGAGTGAGGCTCGCAGTTGGAGTACTTGTTCCTTAGAGTGAGTTCGTGAATTCCTTGCATAAGGGACGAGCTTTTCAATATCTACTTTTTCAAAATGGTCGATTGTTTTTATCACTAGAACAACCCCCATTCCGCTATTTTCTCAAATCCGCCAAGCTGATTCACGAAGTCACGCGCCTCCTCTACAATTTCCGAGTATGGCAAGCCATCAACTTCCTCATCACCAATGGCACAGACTAGTTCAACCGTCTCCCCAGTTTGTTGGGCCTTGAGAAACGAATGGATGTTAATTGATACATCTGCCTTAGATAGGTCTTTGCCGTGTAGCCCACCGCCCGTTACTGAATCAGCCATGTCTGAACCAAGTTTGCGGTTGGTCGCTCCTGTATCAACATCAGTGCCACCAGTCCAATCGCCCAAGGGATTGATTTGAGCAAATGGATACAAGTCTTTAAGTTCATCAGTTTTCGCATGACTTTGGCAGATAATCAAACGCTCACCCTCCAGAATGAACTTCCCGTCTGTTGGATATTTTTCATAAAGCCCACGGACGATTTTCGATAGTTTTAGTTGTTCATCAGTGAGCGGTAATCCTTTGAAGATGCCGTTATCACCACAGCGAATTCCCTCTGCTTGATTTCCTGCAAGTTCTTCATCTTGAGGAACGACCACAATATCTTGTTTCACGTCACCTGCGATACGCTTGATTGCCTTTCGCACTTCTTCAAAAGAAAGAGCAGCCGAGGTTTCAATAATCACATGACAGATTCCATGCCCAATTAAGACCTCAACTGCTATCTTTGGATTATTTTCTTCTTGGTAAGCCAAATCCACGATTGCCCCAGCAATGCGGTCGGCAATTTTATCAGGATGGCTCGGATTTACTTTTTCTATCATTGGTTTAATTTCCTTTCCTTGAACGGAGCAGGCGCTCCATTGCATCATCGTTTGGACTGCCTTCAAAATCTGTCGTGCAGTTTTGTTTCACAATATCGAAAATCTCATACCAGAGGAGATTGGCTTGTTTCTGAAAACTTTGGCTCATCGTTACAAATGGGCTCGTCACGACACCACCTGTTGTTGGGTGTTTGCCTAGCAGACCATACTGGCTAACAGCCTGTTCGCACTGAATATAACGAGCAAAGGCTTGAGCATAACTTTCCAGCACCCGAGGACTGACGAGTTTCTCGCAACCTCGTTCTTTGAGCCACAACCATGTCTCACGGAATAATTCATCCGCTCTCAAGGTTGAACCATCTTTCTGTTTAGCAGAAAGATACTCGCTCGGGTCTGGCATGTCCATCCCCTCAAGGTCAGCCCCTTCACCGATATCACCGCCAACCAATAGTGTCTCTGGCTCAAATTCATGGATTTCGATTCGTTTACCGGACTTACCGGTTGCTAATTTATCTGCTAGAGGTGTTGGTTTAGAACCTGCCTTCGCACGTCTACCGCCTCTGTTTGTGCCGTCTCTTGCGATTGTTCTCGCCTCCTTTTTCTCTTAAGGGTTAATAGGGCGTTTGAATTGAACTTTTTGCGCGTGAGAGCCTAGCGCGCTGTACAGTTTAGAAGGGTTTAGGGATAATTACCGCCCCTCCCCCCTTGTTATTTTTTACATGATTGTTTTATCTTTTGTGTTTCGTCGAGTCATGTGAATTTTCGAGTGACATGATTTGCAGACACTCATCAAATTATTTTCATCATGCGTACCACCATCACTTAATTCTTTGATGTGATGCACAATCTCAACCGAAGTAAAGCGTCCTTCCTTCAGACACATCTCACATAGGGGATGCGCTGCCACGTACCTTGCCCGTATTTTCTTCCACGCTCTGCCGTAACGTTTGTTGATTGCCGGATCACGCTCGTATTTCTCGTAACGTTTCCTCGCAAGTGTTTTATGTTCATCACAGTAAGTATCATGCGTACGGTTCGGACAACCTGGGAACTTACAGGGTTTAGCTGGTTTCATTGGCAAGTGGGGTCACATCCTTTCGGGCAAAAGAAAAGCCCTTGAAGGATTTTTCCCACAAAGGCTTCGAGTATTTGTTCGATACTTCTATTGCTGGTATTGCTTGAGTATCGTTTGTCTTTTTTGACATCTTAATGATATCACTAAAGGCTACTGACATTCACTGACACATTTCAAATGACTATGGGTTCATCTGGTAGCTTCAAGTTCTCAAGAGCTTTGCTATGCCAACGAAAGACTGTCCGCACGTCAGCGTGAAGATCTTCAGCAATCTTGTCCCAGCTCTCTTCCAACAGGTATCGATTGATTAACACAATCTTTTCGTCCACGTTTGTGAGTTCATCAATCACGCCACGCATTTGTCGTTTGAGGTCTACAAACTTATCAATCTCTGCATCAATTTCAGCTTCCAATTGGTAACACTTCTCAAGGTTACGAACAAATGGTGCCTCAGTATTCCGTGTGCCACTTGAAATCTTTTCTTCGAATGTTGTGGAAGAAACTGTCACCGCCAGTTGATAGAGCTCCGCCTTCTCTTTAATCCGGTCGTCAATTCGTTTATTCAAACGGTATGCTTGTTTCAAGTATTCTTTTGGTGTCACTTGCTTCCCTCCAATCTAGCTTTCACTGCATCAATCAAACATGATTGTGTTTTATCTTTTCGTTTCAAAGCCAACATCACATCTTCATCAATCGTATCTTTCGCAATAATGTGATGAATGACCACAGTATCACTTTGCCCTTGTCGCCACAGCCTTGCATTGGTTTGTTGGTAAAGTTCCAAACTCCACGTAAGACCAAACCATACAAGTGTTGAACCACCAGCTTGTAAATTCAAACCATGTCCTGCACTAGCCCGATGAATGACAGCGATGGGGATGCTACCTTCGTTCCAATCAATAATGTCCTGAGACGTTTTGATCTGTCGAACGTTGAATCGTTCCTTGATACGCTCCAGATCATGCTGGAACCAATAGGCAATCAGAATCGGTTTGCCATTTGTACCTTCAATCAAATCTTCCAAAGCATCTAACTTCTGGTCATGGATGTGATGGCTCACATTAAACTCATCATAGATTGCTCCATTCGCCATTTGTAGCAGTTTATTCGAAAGCACCGCTGCATTGGCTGCATCAATGGCGGCTTCTTTCAATTGTAGCACCAAGTCTGCCTTAAATTCATCGTACTTTTGCTTTTCTTTGAGTCCCATATCAACTGGCACTTCATTCATCACAAGCTCTGGCATATCCAAGAAATCGACTGACTTCATTGAAATCGTGATATCTGAAATCTTGTTGTAGATTTCTTGTTCTGCATCTTCCCTTGGTTTCCAAGAATAAATCTGCATGCCATTTCGCTTGTCAGGTAGAAAGTACTTATCTCGATAACGTGAAATATAATAGCCCAATCTCTCGCCCATATCCAGAACCTTGAACTCCGCAAACAAATCCATCAAACCATTACTTGAAGGTGTTCCGGTCAATCCAACAATTCGGTCAACCTTGTGTCTGACTTTCATAAAGCTCGTGAACCGTTTAGCTTTGAAGTTTTTGAAGGACGACAGTTCGTCAATCACCACCATATCAAAATCAAACGTAAAACCAGATTTGTTAATCAGCCAGTCCAAGTTCTCACGATTGATCAGATAGATGTTGGCATTATTTTGTAATGCTGCCATTCGCTGACTTGGTGTTCCAAGAACCACGGAATACGATAAATCTTTCAAATGATCCCACTTTTGAATTTCAGTTGGCCATGTTGATTGCGTCACGCGCAACGGTGCAATAATTAAGACACGTTGTATTGTGAAGTCATCATGCATCAAGTCTTTAATAGCTGTCAGCGTTGTCACCGTTTTACCCAAGCCCATGTCCAATAGAAGGGCGGCAGTTTTATGATCTTTGATAAAATCAATCGCATATTTCTGATAGTTATGTGGTACGAACTTCATCAGACATCACCTCCTATTCTTTCTAGTAACTCAGGTATCTGATCAATCTCATCAAGCACGAAACACTGAAACCCTAAATCTGTCAGTTGTTTCATACGAAAAAGCTGTAAAGACCGTGGCTTCTTCCCTGGCGCCTTCACTTCGACAAATCCAAGTTTCCCATTTGGCATAAGTACCAATCGGTCAGGTACACCAGCAAACCCCGGTGATGTAAACTTCGGGCAAATACCACCTACCCTTTTGACGGCTTTTACTAGTGCCTGTTCCACCTGCTTTTCTCTCATAGCCACACCGTCAAATACTCGAAATAAGCATCACGCAAGATTTCCAAGTATTCCTTTTCGCAACCGTGAATCATCAGATGTGCGACTTGCTTATCGAATGATTTCTTCCAAGGATAGGTAACATCCGCCATTGCAAACTCGTAAAACTCATCAAATCGTAAATCACGTTTACCGATTCCAATTTGTAACCATTGTTTAAATTTCATTTAGATATTCTCCAATCTGCAAGTATGGTGTAACCCGTGAATACCCAATACATAACTTTATATAGGTGATATTTTTTATCCCTTAAGAAAAGTTCTATATAAGACCTACACAGGTTACACTTTCCTTTAAAATCAACTATTCCAAGAACTCGGATTTGAGTTGCAAACCAACAATCTTGTTACCTTTATTGGTTCGCCGGCGCTTAAATCCACCTGCTTCCAGAGCCGTGTAAAAATCGGCTGAACTACGAATATACTCACCAGTTCGCGTACAGAACGCACGATACTCCGCATACAATTCACCGGATTTTTCTTCAAAATCAACAGCAGTCTCGCAGCACTCGTCTAAGAAATGACCCAGCCAATCATTGGCTGTCTTATATTCAGAAATCGCATTCGCGACAACCTGTGGAACCGGTAAATGAAAATCTGCTGCAATGACTTTTTTCGCTCCATCAAGAATCCACTGCAAAATGGCTTCACACGCATTTTCAAAAAGGTAGTCCGCATAGTTCTTGATATCCTTATTGGCGTCAATCGTGGCAAGAAACGGAATGACAATCAGTCGTCGCCAAGTACCCTTATCAATCGCACCAACTTTTGGGAGGTGATTGGTATAAAGCACCAAAGTGTGAGTCGGCACATACTTGAATGGATCTTTGTACTTCTTTTCGGCCGCAATTTCATCAGTTGAGCAGAGTTGCTTGATGTTGGACGTGTTAAGTCGCATCCCTTCTTCAAGCTCCGCAGCAATGAGTAGACGCTTCCCTTTTGCCTCCGCAAGTTCTGGTTTTACATTACGTCTGATTTGGCTAGTCAGAATATCAGCTGAAATGCTGCCAGAGTAATTACCAAGTACACGACTGATAACATTCCAGAACGTAGACTTCCCGTTGCGTCCTTCTCCATACGAGATGATAAGCGCTTCAACGTAAACTTTACCAATAGCTGCAAGTCCTACAATCATCTGGACATAATCAATCAACTCTTGGTCACCTACGAAAATGGTGTTCAGAGCGTCCAACCAAATCTGCTGATTGGCGTCACTCGGGGCACATTCCGTTTGCTTCGTGATGTAATCTTCTGAGTTGTGGTCTTGTGATTTGCCTGTTCGCAAATCAAAGGTTGCTGTTGATGTGTTCAGCAAGAACTCGTTCACATCTAGTAACCGTTGCTCGATTTCAAGCATGGGCTTTGCCTCGGTTAATGCTGACGAGAGATACTTGCTGTCGCGGCGTTTGACAGCAAACTTCTTATACTCTTGTGCGTGTTGGTACAAATCAAAACTATGACATTGCGCTGTGTTGAACATGGTGACTGCCTTTTTCGGACCAACACTAGCAAGTACACCGAACGCGCCATTACTAACCATTTCCTTGGTACGCTTCTCAATTTCGATTTCAGATTCTTCCAGTTGACGTTCTGTCAATGCGTGGATCACACCTTGCGCTTTTGGTTTCGACTCTTCCCAATAGCTGCCGTTGTAGACAAGGTAACCAGTTGACGGTGAGTAACGAAGCTTACACTCATACTCGCGAGCTAAGACCGTTGCTTGACCTAAGTCCGAGTAGTCGGTTGGCTCAAGTGATAAATCAGAGTTGTACTGCTCTGGAGGAATGTAGCCTTCTTGTTGTTTCACTTTCTTCCCAAAGTTGACCGCGCTATTCCAGATAGCTTTAAGCTCCTCCTCCGGCAGTGGCGGATTACATTTTTTGGATTGTTCGAGATACTTGTGATACGTATCTTCCGTTGCACCGTAGCGTTTGATGAGCTTTCCTGCGATGTGACTCATGCTTGAATTACGGCTGCCTTCGCTAATCTCTGACTGCGCATTATCCCAATCAGCAAACAGATCATCTTCGAGAAAATCAGTGATCAACTTACTACCTTCATAGATTTCAACTTCAGAGTTTGGTGTTCCGAAAAGCAAACGTGCCGCATCCATCGCATTGTTGTCAAAGTACGGGAACTCACTTTGAATCTGCTTCTTGAGTTCCACATATTCATCTTTATCAGTTGTGGCAGGAATCGGGAAATATACGTGAAAACGTGGACGTGCTGATTTGCCACCTTTGTCTTTCATGTTGTTACGTGAATAGCTGACCGCAAACGTCACATCAGGAAACTGCATCGCCACTTCGAAAGGGGTTACCCAATCATCTGGATTGTCTGAGTGGTCATTGTCGCAATCAAGTGGAATCACATCAGACTGGATGAAGTTGTCACCTTTGCGATAGTTGCCTTTGTACTCAGCCATCACATGATCCAGCTTGACCGCGGCAACAAGTGTTTCTTTATCTGTCACCACTTGCTTGGTTGGGAACAATCCATTCTTGGAATTACCCACCTGATTGGATGTGAATAACGTCATCTTAAGCATTTGAGACCTCCTTCATCTCATCATCGAAGTACCTGATATGTTTCTTCCAATACTCCGCTTGTTCAATTTCAACTGCCATGCCTTGGGAGATGGTGTCACCCACCACCCAGACTTCCTCACATTTGCCCATGAGAACAAGTGACATGTGCATTGCCACATCACGCTCCGTTGCGTCGTCCATGAATTGTGGATACATCAGATGTGCTGCAACTGGCATGTAGCCACGGTCAAGAGCAATACGGCAGTAACGCTTAGTGTTTTTATGGTTGACGACAACATTTCCTGAGAACGGCGAGCAGACATAGACTGATGTTCTGTAATCTTTACGTCTAGGCATTATTATCACCTCGCTCAATCACTGGTAAGATGTTCTTCTTCGATTTCAGCAAGTCGTACAAGAACAAACGACCTTTCTGCGTCCAGTAGGTATGCATCACGCTGCGCTCTGCATCTATCGCATGAGTTTTTGATTGTGTGTAGCCTTGATTGGCATACTTCTGATAAAGCAACCACATCTTGCCTTGCTTGTACTGAATTCCCAGTTCATGAAGCAACTTGTTCATTGCCTGTGGTGACATACCGTAGTCCTTCGAGATTTTAGAAATCGACATCACAGAATTGTTTTGAAGAATCAAATCGTAGTAGCTAACTTTTGGTTTCATCTCCAAAATCATTTGTTGTTGCATCGCCACCATTTCTTTTTTCTCTTGTAGCTGCTGCAACACTGAAATGGCCCATGCTGGATCTTCGATTGACTTTGTGATGAAATCTTCTGTCGCGTACACACCGTGTTGCCGGATAGACGGCAAGACCTCATTTGTCACCCAACGCTTGAATTTCTTCGCGTTCGGCATCTTGCTAGAAATGATGAGTGAGTACAATCCACTTTCGTTGATAAGGATAGCCATTGTCCCATTAACGCTGAACGATTCGTTCACCGTCTTATCTTCCTCATCAACATGATCTCGTAATGCTTTTTGTGGATTTGTGTAGCCAAGAATTGATGCCACATCTTTACCAACAAAGTGAGGGACATCGCCAATCATCACCGTGCGTACAGAGCCAAACTCCGCATTTTCAAAAACTTTCAATTCGTTCATCTTGTGAACCTCCTGTAATAAAATTTTCAGGAGAGGCATTTTGCCCCTTCTAACTTACAGGCGAAGAAAATGGTCGAAAGTAAACTCTGGCTCGAATTTATTTTTGATTTTTTTGCCTTCGTCTATAAGCGAAGAAAGAACCCAATTCGAACCTTATTTTTGATAAAAAAATTTGAAAAAAATATGGAGCCATTTCTGACTCCACATTGACTAATCCTTTTGATAGAATTCACACTCGTATCCATCAGCGTTCAGTAGCAAGCCTTCAGCCCACTTAGGCGTTTGACTCATCAACTGACAGATGTCTTCAACCTTCGATTCCATTGGCACTTCGATAATCACTTCGTCGTGGACGTGCCCGACAATGCGATACTTACGAAGATTCTCCATTGCGAAACAGAGAATGTCTCTAGCTATTGCCTGCACGATGTTTTCGACAAACTTGGGACCATAGCTTTCAAGACGTTCCCATTTCTTGGTAGCACCGACACCTTCATAGGTAACAGCTTCACCGCCGAATTTGTTCTCACCAATCTTTGGTTTTACATAAACTAATTTACGTCCTGACAAGAGTTGGATGAACAGAAAACCCGACTTGTATTCAAACTTGATGCCATGCGTCGATGTGCTCCGTCGTTCTTTCACACAAGTCTTTACTGCCTTATCAACAGCCCACCAAAGCTCCGTTATGTTAATGTTTGAGTCTCGCCAAGAATTAACAAGCGGCTGTAATTCATCCTCAGTTAGTCCCATTTCAAGAGCATCCATTGCTTTCAATGCACCCACCGATCCTCCGTACCCTAGAGCAAGCTCAGCAATTTTCCCTTTTTGACGTAGGTGCCCATTCACGCCATGCTTTTCAACTGGCACACCGAACATCTGACTGGCAGACGCACAGTAAATATCGCCACCATTTTTGAATACTTCTTGACGCCACTTCTCACCCGACAGCCAAGCAATCACACGTGCTTCAATCGCTGAGAAGTCAGATACGATAAATTTCATCCCTTCACGTGGTACAAACGCTGTCCGGATGAGTTCTGATAGTACGTTCGGGACATTGCCGTAGAGAATGTTAAGCATTTCAAAATTGCTTTGTTTTACTAAACTACGCGCTTCAGATAAATCTGACATATGGTTCTGAGGCAAGTTTTGAAGCTGGATGCCACGTCCTGCAAAGCGTCCGGTACGGTTGGCTCCATAGAATTGGAATAAGCCACGAGAACGATTATCAGAACACGCAAAGTTTTGCATGGCTTGATACTTTTTCACGGATGACTTGGCGAGTTGCTGACGTAAGACCAGGACTTGCTTTAAATTTTCATCAATAGGTTGTTCGAGTAGTTCGGCCACTGCCTTTTTACCGAGTGACTCGGTTTCAAGTCCGTGGTCTAGTAACCATCCCCGCATTTGAAGCACGCTGTTTGGATTTTCTAGTCCAGTTAATTCTTGCAATTGTTGATTCAAGTCAGCTTTTGATAATTCATCCAACTGAACGGCAGCTTCCACAAAGTCCTTATCAATCTCAATTCCTCGGTCGTTGATTTCCTGATCCAGCCAGTATTCTTTCCAAACAGAATCAAGCACTGGAAAATTGGAAAGTTTTCCTTGGATAGCTATTTCAACTTCCACATCACGACCATTGTATGTCTTAAATACTGACCATTTAGTTGGCGCATGGTGTGGTAAGTTCCTCGTGCGTCCACCATTAACTTTGGTCGGATTGCATGGCACGCAAAAGTATCGGATGAGGTCTTTTCCTTCTGTGAGCTTTTGTTTATCCAAACCAAGAACAGCACCAACTCCTGCAAGTGACAACGGCAAACCTAATGTCGCACCCCATACCATCGTACAGTGCCAACCAAAAGGATTTAGAAATCCGTCCATTCCAAGAAAGCGTGATAAGCACACACGTTCAAATGCCGCATTGAAGGCGTATTTGATCACTGTTTCGTCCGTTAGAGCAGCTAAGATTTCAGCTGGGATAGTTTCACCACGTTTCAAATCAACCACTTCAACTGGACTTCCATCCACGCTATATGCAAAAAGTAAAATCTCAAAATCAGTTGACTCCGAGTATTTGTAGACGCCACACTTCGATAAATCGACACTACTATACGTTTCCAAGTCCAAAGAAAGATGTTTCATTTTGTTCCTCCAATCAAACAGGCGACAGCATGTCTGCCATCGCCATTTTTATTGTCAATACTTAAGCCAAGAAGTCATCATCGTCTAATGTTTCAAACTCATCACTTGCGGATACTTGTGAGCCAAGTGGTTCACCGTCACGCACAAACTGAATGTTTCCAAGCCCTGCTGCTACACCACGATTGCCATTTGCGTTAAAGGCATAGAAGTTAATCGACACACGTGCGTAGCAACCGCTATAAACTTGAGAACGGTCAAGGATTGGTTGCACATGTTGGTCCACGATTTGTGGTGCAGTCGTTGAGTTGGCATTGATGAAATAATGCCCTTGATAAGCTTCATCATCACGTTCAATGTCGCCGTCACGCAATGGCAACTTGATCGCTGCTTTGTTTGGTTTCTTACCACCGAATTTAGCAAGTCCTTCTTCGATTGCAGCATCAATGGCTTTCTCGATGGCATTGATCGTTTTGGTGTCTGATTTTGGAATCAAGACTGCTGTTGAATATTTCTCTGCGCCCCCGTTGATGGATGCTGGTTCCCAACCGTGGAAGTATGAGAGACGTGTGTTTGTACCAGTGATTACTTTGCTTGTTTTAGACATATTATTGTTCCTCCGTTAATGGTTTAAATTCTTCGTTTAAGTTGTTTACTGTGACCGCTTGTCGTTTATCTGAACTATCGACTAGCGTCAGCTTGCCTTTAGGTTTGACGATGTACTCACCTAAGATTTCATTGAACTTTTGTTTACCCAGTGCTTTTGTCATAGCGGTGACCCCGAGTAACTTTTTATCATATGGATCAAATCCTGCCTTGATGACCGCCGCAGCGACATCATTGTCATTGGAGTACTTGCGAGTTGACCGGCCTTCGACTAATTTGTGGTGTGTCCATTGTTTGCCACTGAGTGCAAGTTTCAATGCATAGTCCTTGATGTCGTTACTCCAAGAAACCAGGTCATCGACTTTACCAATGATTTCTTCGATTTCATCATCACTTAGAAGTTCCGGTGGCTTGAACTCATACTGAGCTAGTTTCAGGTTATGGTCAGCTCGTGCACGACAGCTGTTCTTAGCCGGACACCATTGACACCATTTCCCGCATTGGTACTCACCTTCACCTTTGAAAGCTAAATCTGCGACAGGTGACAATACATCGTTTGCCCACTGAAGTAATTCTTCTTTCAGCAGTGTGTACGTACTCACATTCTCACGCCTTGGCTGGAAAATGGTCATCTTGACTTCTTGAATGTCATAAATACCATCGAAAAGCTCCAACGCTCCCAAGGCATAACACATCATCTGTGGGTTCTGATATGCATCTACCAAAATTCCTAGACCGTATTTCATGTCAATAACAGATAGGGTTCCATCCGCAATGACGAGACAGTCGCCGGTCCCAAAGCCGTCTGGGACGTACCTCGAGAAGTCAAGCCGCTGTTCTACTATTACAATAGGGTCAACTGTTGTCTGTTTCGCCTTAGCGACTTCTTCCATGACGAAGGTCGCATAACTTTCAGCACACTGCTCCATCTCCTCGTCGTAGAATTCAAGCGTAGATGTTGGGTCTGTGACGTCATTACCAATGAACTTATTCAGTTTGTACTCACATAAGGTATGAGCATCAGTGCCTTGTTGGGCATACGGGCTCGACTTGTTTTCAAAGTGCTCTGACAAGCGAACACTTGGCGGACAGTGAATCCACCGATTACTTGAAGATGCGGATAGGACTGCGTGTTGTGTTGGCATCTACAATCCCTCCGCATCTGCAACCAAAGCTGCGTAGTTTTCTGTCGGAACATCACTCAAGCGACTGGCACCATATTTCTCAATCAGCGCCTTCACTTCAGTTGACTTACCTTCTTGAGATTTACGTGCTAACAAACCACGGACTTCTTCAAGAGTTGGTTGTTTGACTTCTGATTTTGTTTCCATTGGCGGTTCTGGTGTTTCAGCTTGCGGTTCAGGTTCGTTTGTTTGCATCGCCACAACCAACTCCTCTAAGCTGTCAGCCAGCGCTTGAACGTCCTCTACAACCCGAAGAAATAGTTTCATTTTACTCACGTCATTACGCTCCCTTCTTATTGACTTCATGAATTTCGACTGATTCGATTGTTTCCCCTGGTGTGAGCACGAGAATTTTGTTCGTGTTGCCCTTACCGAATAACCAACGCGCAAACCAGCGTGGTAAATGACGCACGCCACCTTGCAGGACTTCTTGCTTGTTGCCGACCTCATCTGTCACGTTGATACGAACTTTGTGTTTTAGGTTCATGATGGCTCCTCCTTCATTTTTATTTGTTTAGGATTCACTCCCTTACACCATACAGGCGAAGTAGAACAGGGAAAGTAAACTCTCCCTGTAAATTTTTCTAAAATAATTCTTTGATCTTGTCTTTGATGATTCCGAAGGTGCGATTGATGGACTGTTTTTGTTTCCCAAGTTTGGCTGCCACTTCAGTCTGAGACATCTCATCAGTGACGAGCATGTGATAGATTTCTTGATGGTACGGTGATAATTGCGCCACGACTTCGCGCAATCGATCGACACGAGGATCTTCTTCATTAGTCTGAAAGGCATCGTAAACCAATGATTGAATTGGGTTGTCACCTTCATCGCATACATCATCAAATTCGTTCAGAGACAAATTGTAGTTACGTTTGAAGTAATCGTTTGCTTCACCATCCACATATTCGTCCAGTGGATAATAGCCGTGCTCGTTGTTGAAGTCTTCACGGAACTTTTCTTTCCAAGTCTTGATTTTCTCTTTTTCTGCTTCAGTACGTTCGGGCCGTGCATTTTTATAAAAGTTGTAAATCTCACGGTCGTCAGCGCGGTGCAACTCCTGGATGTTAAGTTCAGTGACGCCTTCTTCTCCCAGACGAATTTCAACTACTTCTTTTCGGATGCGTCCATTGGCATCAGTACGCTCAAACACGTACTTATAAGTGTTGCGGTCGTTTTGGTGTGTTTTCTTAAATCTACTCATTAGATTCCTCTCTCTTGCCTGAAAGAGTTTTTGAGCAAGGAAAACAAACAAGGACCGTGCCAATATGTACACCGTCCCCCATCACGAAAAAAGAGCGCAATAAAGTAAGGTATACAATATCTGAAAAATTTTCTGGGTAACCAGTTCTTTTCAGTATTTGTAACCTTGCCCTATTGCAACTCAGGCATTGTTATATTTAATTAGTAGGTCTATTCGCTTTTAAGATAAATTCGTTCACTTTCTTGAAACATAATGTAGTGTTTATGAACCATAAATGATAAAATTAAATAGTTGAACTACTATGTTTTAATTATAAAAAAAGGCCTCCCTTGTTTTCGTCAGTCATCGGCGGCAAACGGCGGTCAACGGCGGACGTAACAAAGGAGGTTGTGTTTTGGAAATAAGTGAAATTGCTCAAACGCTTTATCCGTTCATGGGAAGCGAATATAAAAAGCCACAAAAATTTCTAATTGAGTTGCTGGATAGCGTTTCAAACGATGATGAAGCCACAATTTTTGGATTTTCAGATGATAACTTACGAAGAATCTACAACGGGAAGCGCAAATTAACACATGAATATGCTGTCCCTGTGTCAGGAAAATTCAACATTGATAAATGCACGACTTTTATTTATGAACGTCTTATAGATGATGCTCCAACCGTCCTTAAGCAACAATTGATTGCTAAAGGTGTGGTAATACCAGAAGATACAGACGTTGCTGAAATTATGGCACGACTTTTAATTGATGAAATTACCTCGATTGCTTCCCAAACCAAAGTTAAAACAAAAAAGGCCAAGCCGAAGCTTAGCGAAATAGAAATTGCAAGTTTAAGAATCAACACGAATGGTGATTTCTCCTTTAATGATGACGTGAAGAGATTCTTTGACGATTTGCCTGTTCCCCTTGATATCAGGCCTGAGGAGATGACGTATGTCATAGCTCTTTTTTCAGCATACGCGGATGCTGATGGATGCGAAGTATACGAGCATACAAACGACCTGCCAAATTCGCGGCTAAAGGATTTCAAGAGACAGCGAAGAAATTACTATAAAGCTGAAAGCATCCGTCGTGGGGTCCGTGATAACTTTACGCAAGAGGAAGGAACTGAGCACTTTGAAGCTTTGAAAGAAGATATGTACGACGGCATCGAGGAAGTATACGAGGAAGATTACGATTATGGCGTTGAGAGACTTAAAGCCGTTCTACAGCAGTCGTCTGTCATAACATTAAATGGTTCAATCTTATCGTTTATACCGGGATTGCTGCAAAATTCTGCTAAAAAAGGCATTTGTCATATGCTGGTTAATGACGGAAAGATCAAATGGGTGACTGAAGATGAATAGTTTATTTAATACTCCATTTGAAATTTCGGTTCGAGTCATGTTACTGCTCTCTGAATTTAAAGAGCCTGTCAGCGCTGATAGAATTTTAATTACAGACTTCATCACCACGTATGGTCGCGACTTTGAAATTTCTGATTACAACTTAAATGGTGATAATAGCTATAGATTCAGTGAATTTATTGTGCGACGTGAATTGGTAAAAGATGCAGTCAAAAATCTTGTGCTGCAACATATTATCCAACCATCGCAAAGCAAAGAAGGTTTTAAGTATGCTTTATCAGAAGACGGCCTAAAGTTGATACCACAATTCGTATCGGTATATGCAGAAAAATACTTACAAATAGCTGACGAATCTGTTAAATACATTCAAGATAAAAGTGATGTTGAGCTTCTGCGACAAATAAACCAACGCGCAAAGGAATTTAAAGGAGAGCAATGATAATGCAAAATTATTATATTGAACGTGTTACCATAAAAGGCAAAGATCGTGAAGATGCAACTGTCAAGTTCACCAATGGACTAAACATAATCTCTGGCCCTTCAAATACCGGAAAAACTAGCATTGTAACGGCAATCGATTTTCTCTATGGCGCGAAAAAAGACGCCGCTCCCTTTTCAACTGATGCAACAGGATACAGTGAAGTTGAACTGATAATTCAATCGACTAATGATAAATATGCCTTAACACGTGAATTTGACAGCAACTCCATTATAGTATCCAAAATAACGAGTTCAGGTGATTATGTAGATCCTGAAAAATATAATGCACGAGCTGGAAAAAATCCAATTAGCCATTTCTGGTTACAACTTTTAGGAATCAATGATGATTATCAAATTATCAAGAATGAGGATTTCAAACGTCAAAAATTAACTTGGCGGACATTAGCGCCTAGCACTTTAATTCCACAAGATAGAGTCAATACCAGTTCCTCTGTTCTTTTTCCTGGGGAAACAACACAACGTACAGCTTTTTTATCATCGTTGTTACTTCTGCTATACGGTTCAGATTTTTCAAACTCAGAAGAAAACGAAACAAAAGAGCATAAAAAAATTAGACGGAACTCGGTGATTAACTACATCAATTCAAGCCTTTCTGAATTATATGAAAACTACGAAGTGGCTAAATCAGAATTACCTGAGGCGCCCTCTGATGATTTTCAACAAATTGTCGATGGAATGTTCGCTGAACTTGAAACAATTGAAAAGCAAATCAATGATGCGCTAGCCAGCAGCAAAAGCTTAATAAAAGAGATTTATCAAAAGGAACAGTATCTTCATGAAACTCAACTACTTTTGAATAGGTACAAACAGTTACATTATCAATATCAATCTGATATTGAACGACTTGCACTAATCGTAGATGGTGAGCGATTATTAAATGATCATAATGAACACGACGCTTCACATAGCTGTCCTTTCTGTAATGGCGAGTTAAGTAAGCCTGTTCAAACAACCTACATTGATACTGCACGTTCAGAATTACATTCATTGCTCTCACAATTATCAGATTTGACGGAAGAATCTCATGATACCGAAGTTGAACTGCAAGAGCTAATGGAACAGCTTAATGATCTCAAACCAAGAAAGAGATCACTTGATGCTTCAATCAACGATGAACTGAAGCCGAAAGCTGAGACGTTAAAGGATCGAATCAATAAAATCGAAACTTACAGAGATATTAAACAACAGCTCATCTCGATGGAAAAAATGCAAAAGAAACTTAAAAGTGATCTTGAAAAAATTGAGAACGAGCCTGAAGACGAACGTATCCTTTATAAACCTAAAGAAAAATTTGATGCAGAGTTTTACAAAGAGATGACTGAATTACTGGACTCGATGTTACGTAATATGCATTATAAGCCTAATGAATTTCGTAACGCGTTTTTCGCCAAGGATATTTTCGACATCAAAATCAATGGAAATCTAAAATGGACCGAAAATGGACATGGATATACAGCGTTTATCAATTCAGTAGTGGTAATGGCATATCGACATCTCTTGTATAATCACGCTAAGTACACACCTTCTGTGTTCATTATCGATTCCCCCCTTCTGGGATTGGACGAACGAAAAAAACAAGATGGCGATGACAGTATGAAAGAAGGACTCTTCAAATACTTTATGGATCATCAAAACGAAGGGCAACTTATCATCGTTGAGAACACAACGAACTTGCCTGCGCTAAACTATGATGATAAACAAGTAAATCAGATTGTTTTCACTGAAGATAAAAACAATGGACGCTATGGATATCTATACGATATTTATAACTAGAACAGGAATGATTACATGAAGTTTAGCTACAATCCGCTTTGGAAGCTCCTAATCGACAGAGGACTGAAAAAAGCACAACTCAGAAAAATGACTGATATTAGTTCAGCCACACTATCAAAACTAAATAAAGGCGAAAATGTAACAACAGATATCTTACTTCGCATCTGTGAAGCACTTGATTGTGATTTATCGGATATCGTAGAAATCGTTCGCGATTAAATATCAAAAAGGCACTGTACTCATAATCGAATACAGTGCCTTTTACTTCACCATTTTTGTAATCCAGCGATTACTTCATTGATTTTTGATTCAATATCATTCAATGGAACCATGTACCATTCAGTCGCTTTTTTGAAATTTCCATCCTGAAAGACAACTTGTTTGTCCTGGAATGCATGATGTAGGGTGCGCTCAAGAAGCTGAGCATTCACATTTTGCACCTCAGCAGAAAGCATAACTCTCACTGGTGCATTTAAATAGGTCACGTCATTTTCTGCATTAGCAATTCTGCTTTCCACATCATTTCGAGTGAATCCAATTTTATACAGATTGTTCCATTTACTAATATCTGGATTAGTACTTAATGATTTCAGCACATAGATATAACCTGTCGTAAATTCTTCTCCAAAACTTTCAGCCAACGTTTCTTCATCTACCGGTTCTGTCACCATCCGTCCATGACGTTCAGTAGAATAAAGCGATGAAGCTAATGATTGCAGCAACAAATTCTTGTTCTCTGTTCCGTTCTCATAAACAACATGCATTCTGGCATTTGTTTTCCCATTATCAGCTATAAATGTATCCTTTGAAATGGAAACAATATACATCATTACACCATTTTGGATGTAGAATCTATTTTCATGAATATCATACTGTTCAAACGGGATAATTTTTCGTCTACCAGATGCGATATCTGCATGAACTTGATCGAATAAGTTCTTATATTTCTCAAAGTGACTTGCATGTTTTCTCCGACCAATTTTATCTGCAGCATTCACAGTTCTACGATAGCGGGAAACATCCAACAAGTCTGAAAAATCATCAATCATATCATCTGAGCCTAAGATATCATCTAAATTCAACTCGTCATCTATTTCAACTGAGTCAGCAAGAAATTCTCCATCTGGCTCGAATTCTTTTTCCAATAAACCTAAAGTGTCATACTTCTTAACCTTCTCAGCTCTTTCAGTTTTACCTCGAAATCCGCTAAGACGGGCCCACAATGCACGTTCACTAGACCATTCAGGTGTTTTTTCCGGCTCTCGTCCATTTTCATTCACAAAGTCTATAATCTCCTGAAATTTAACAACTTCGGGATCTTGTTTTACAACTTTCTTTTTTTCAACTTGCTTGGTTAAATCATCAAAAGCGTCATCTTCAAAGATGCTATCTAAACTATTCGCCATCTTCTTTCGCTGCCTCTCTTTCACGTTTTATCTCAGCAAGTCGTAGCAAAGCAAAGGCCAAGTATTTTTCACCATCATCTTTACTATTTCGATCAGGATTTCGACCATTTTCTGCACGGAACTTCTTAGCAGCTTGATAAGCCGCAACCAATTGTTCGTCAGTAAAATCATACTTATTTGATGAAAGGTAATCTTGGATAAAACGAAGAGTCGGCGCGTCAATATCACGACTAATCACTTCATACGCACGTTGGAACGGATTCACTTGATCAATTAAATCAATATTCAATTCATCGATATTAATGAACCGGTCGGCCATCTTGATAATTTCACGACTACCGTCTTCAGAGGTTGTTGTTCGCCCAGCAGCAATATTGATATCAGCAACCGTATGTTGGCGAACAGTTTCTAACTCTTCATTCGTCAAATCAGGATAACGTTCAATGATGACCCGTGGAATCAACGTCTTATTAATCATCTTCGCATCAGCACCTGAAACAATGGCGTTTTGAATATCCTGGCTTTGTAAAATACTCGATTTCAAGTCTTCCATATCATTTTCGATGATTTTTTTCGTGCGTTCCGTAGTATCAGCAGGTTTCAATCCTCTAATTGAAAGATCCCCTGGTTTCTCTGGCTTATCATCTTTTGGTTTAAACTTGTAAACTGGTGCAAGCACCTGTTCCATAAGCAATGAAGCAGAAATTGCCTTCATGATGCTATTAACCGCAAAGAGCACTTCATCATCCTGTGCATCTGGCTGCGCAATAAGGTTTGTAAACTGTGCATGAGTCTTATTGGGGCTATCACGCGTAACGCGACCAATGATTTGAATCACCTCAGTTAACGAGTTACGATAGCCAATTGTCAATGCATATTCCGCAAACGGCCAATCGAAGCCTTCTTTTGCCATTCCCAAAGCAACGATGATATCTAACTTATCAAGATCCTGGATATCATCCGTAATACTTGCTAGATATGCTGAGACTTTTTCACGTCCTTCTTCATTCACAAGGTCGGCCACTAATAGTTTTTTACCATCTGGACGTTCGATTTCATAAATACCATCCTCGTTCTGTGTGATATTACCACCGTCCGTCAATAAATCAAGTATTTCATCAACTTCCGCGTATTTATCTTTAGTAGACTCACCAGAATTAACATTAGGAATATGGATAATTGATTTTTTGTTGACATCAATTACTTTATCCAAAGCATCTGTATATTTTCCACGATAGAAACTATACCCCATTGCAAAGGATTTCAAATATTTATATCCTTCCAGTTGCTCATAATAAGTGTAAGTGACCTTATCAAATTTATCTTCGTCGGCTGGTTCCAGAATCTGAACAGAGTCGCCACGGAAATATGAACCAGTCATTGCTAAGATATGCGCATTAGAGTTTGACATGATGCTACGTAAGGCATTACCTAACACAGATTTATCATCACGGCTCACATGATGGAACTCATCAATCGCTAATAGCGTATTGTCAAATAATGAATCGTCCAACTCTTCAAAAGCAAATCGCAACGTAGCATGTGTGGCAATCAGGATATTATCACTTGGGTCAGTCGAGTTCATGAATTTAACAAAGTGTTGAACCTTTGATTTTTCACCGCCCCCAATAGTTAAGTTGTTACTTGGCTTTACTTCCCAATCCCAATAAAAACCAAACTTCGATAATTCAGTATCTTTAAATGATTTACCAATTGAGCGTTCAGGAACTGCAATAACCACTTTTTTAATTCCTTGATTATGGAGTTTATCCAAGCCAACAAACATCAATGCACGTGATTTTCCTGAAGCTGGTGGTGATTTTACCAACAAATACTGTGACGCACGCTTTTCATAAACACGTTCTTGCATTTCACGCATACCGAGGTCATTTGTTGTTTTTGATTGATTTTTATCAAAATTAATTTCAAATAAATTACTAGTCAT